GGCGGGGGCGATCGCGGAGTGGGTGCTGGCGCACCGAGAGGCGATCAACGCCGTGGAGAAGGGCGCTGTGACGTTTTACGTGGCCGGGGCGGTGTTCAGCCCCGAGATCGTGCAGAAGCTCGCGCCGGTGGGCGTGGGCGGGGCCAGGCCGAACGGCAGGGAGTAGGGGGCCGGGGCCTGGGGGGTAGCCGTTAGCGTAAGCAGCGCGGCGATCTGAGGATCGCCGCGCTTTTTGTTTGCGCGACGGGGAGGTGCAGGTGGAGGAGAGCGTGGTCACGAGCCTCCTGGACCTGGGAGTGCTCGGGGTGGCGATCGCGGTCCTGGTGCTGGTGGGCCGCTGGATGTTCCAGCGGCAGGGGGACGCCTCAAAGGTGATCGAGGAGATCGCGCGGGTGGCGATCTCGCGGATGGACGAGCTGGTACGCGACAGCAACAAAGCGCAGCGGGCCACAGCGGAGGCGATGATCCGGCTGACAGGGGAGGTCGAGAGAGGGCGCACGGAGGCGGGCGCCGAGCACGCGCGGATCCGGGAGATGCTCGCCCAGGTGGGCGGGAAGGAGCAGGCAGGTGGCTAAGAAGAAGTGGATCCAGAAGGCGATCAAGAAACCGGGATCGTTCACGGCGTGGGCCAAGCGGCAGGGGTACAGCGGTGCGACGCCGGCGGCGATTGCGGCGGGCAAGCGGTCGAAGAACCCGACGGTCAGGCGGCGGGCGCAGTTGGCGGGGACGCTGCGGAAGATGAGGCGGCGGCGCAAGAGGTCGTGACGATGGCGGCGGAGTTCTGGCCGGGGTGGTGCACGCACGAGGTGCAGCAGGCGCTGGAGCGGATTGACGAGGGACGGCGGAGCTGCCAGACGGCGCGGAAGTGGCGGACGGTGCTGCTGATGGCCGACGCGGTAGCCCAGGGGCGGGCGCTGTCCGAGGTGCTGCGGGACCCGCGGACGTGCAGCCGGGTGGCTTGGTACGGCAAGACGGGCAAAGCGGGCTGGCGGTCGGATCCGGCGGTGGCGGAGGCGCTGCGGCTGGCCACCGAGCGGGCCACGAGGTGGCACGGAGCGAGGGTGGCGCGGGAGATCGAGAAGGCGCGCGAGCGGCTGGGGCTGGAGGCGGTCGCCAACGTCGAGACGATGATCCGGTCGAGGGACGGGCTGGAGGAAGTGGCGAGGGACCCCAAGACGCCAGCGGTGGTCAAGGTGCGGGCCTGGGCGGAGGCAGCCGGGGCGGCGGGCAACATGCTGGACCGGGCGGGCGAGGAGACGGCCACGAAGGCGGGCGGCGAGGTGCGGGTGCGGTTTGTGCGGCCGAGCGAAGGCGAGGGGGAACCGTGAACGTTACCATTCCGTGGTATCCGCAGCCGCGGCAGCTCCGCTTTCTCCGGGCGTGCGGCATGAGTCACCCCTTCGAGGACCGGGCGGCGGGGGCGCCAGAGGCGGAGGTGCTCGGCTATGGCGGGAGCGCCGGCGGCGGCAAGACGGACGCCCTGCTGGTCGCGGGGATCGTGACCGGGCTCACCTGGCCGGGGTGCCACGTCGGCGTGTTTCGGCGGACGTACCCCGAGCTGGAGGGGCCGGCCGGGGTGGTGGAGCGGAGCCACGATCTGCTGAGCGGTTGGGCGCACTGGGACGCGGGGCACCGGCGGTGGGTGCTGCCGGGCGGCTCGATGCTGCAATTTTGCCACGTGCACCGGGAGGCCGACGTGTACCGGTACCAGTCTACCCAGTTTGACGCCCTGCTGGTGGACGAGGCCACCCACCTGACAGAGTTCCAGATGCAGTACCTGCGGACGCGCAACCGGGCGACGGTGGACGGGGCGCGGCCGTTTGCGGCGTGCGCCAGCAACCCCGGGAACGTGGGGCACCTGTGGTTTAAGCGGGCGTTTCTAGATCCGGGGGCGCCGGAGCAGGCGCACTCGGTGCAGGTGGAGGGGACGGCAATCAGCCACGAGTTCATCCCGGCGCGGCTCCGGGACAACCGGATCCTGGAGAGAAGGGATCCGGGGTACCGCCGGCGGCTGGAGGCCCAGCCGAAAAACATCCAGCGGGCGCTCCTGGATGGGGACTGGGACGTCTTCGTCGGGCAGGTGCTGACGGAGTGGAGCCGGGACATTCACGTGGTGCGACCGTTTCTCATCCCCGAGGAGTGGCCCAGGTGGCGGGCGGTGGATTGGGGTTATGCGGCGCCCTGGTGCTGCTTGTGGCTGGCCCAGGACCCGGAGACGGGGCAGCGGGCGGTGTACCGGGAGCTGTACCGCGCGGGGCTCACGGACCCCGAGCAAGCCGAGATGATCCGCCAGACGACCGGCGCGGGGGAGCGGGTGCTGGATACGCTGGCCGATCCCTCGATGTGGGCGGCGAAGACGACCGGGGCGCGGACGACGACCACGGCGGAGGTGTACCGCAAGGGAGGGGTGCCGCTGCGGAAGGCGGACAACGACCGGATCGGCGGGCTGCGGCGGGTGCGGGACGCGCTGGCGGTCGGGCCTCGGGGAGCGGCGGAGAGGAAGATGCCGGGCGTGGTCGTGTTTGAGACGTGCGCGAACCTGATCCGCACGCTGCCAGCGCTGGTGTACGACCCGGTGGTGGTGGAGGACGTGAACAGCGACGGGGAGGATCACGCCTACGACGCGCTGCGGTACGGCCTCAGTTACAAGGCGGTGCGGCGACGGGAGCCGAAGGCCGGCCGGGACGTGTGGGCCGGGGCGAGGCGATAGGGGGGCGGATGGCGCGAAAAGTGACAGCGGGGGAGCTGCTGGACAAGGCAGAGGCGCTCATCAGCGAGCACAGCAGCCGGGACGCGGGCTGGGACGGGCTGGAGGACTATTATTTCCTGGAGGGGGAGAAGGATCGGGAGAAGCGGAGCCAGGAGGAGGGCATCGAGACCGTCAGGGGTCCGCACGGCACAAACGCCGTGGACCTGATCTGTGACCTGCTGGCGGAGGCGACGACGACGATCACGGTCCCGGCGCCGAGCGAACGCGAGAGGGACAAACGGTTGGCGGACGCAGCCGAGCGGTTCCTGGCGGCGCTGGTGGCCGAGACGGAGCAGGCCCAGGGGCAGGCGCTCACCGACCGGTCGGCGTGGCTGGCCGCGATGCGGGGGTGCCTGGCCGGGCGGGTCCTCTTTTTGGAGCAGAGGCTGGAGCGGGGAGAGGGGGGAGAGTACCAGACGGGCGAGCGGTGCCCGGTGGCGATCCAGATCCGGGATCCGCGCGTGGTCTACCCCTCCTTCGGCACGGACGGGCTGGACTGGGTAGCGGAACGCTGGACGCGGACCGTTGGCGACGTGCGGCGGAGCTGGGGAGAGGAGCTGCTGCCGGGCCGCAAGCGGACGGACGAGGTGGAGTGGACCGAGTACTGGGACGCGCGGCAATTCTGCTACTGGGCCGACGGCCAGCCGGTGGGCAAGCCGACAGCGGGGCGCAAGGGCAGCCGAGCGGAGGGGCCGTGGCCGCACGGGATCGGGGCGGTGCCCTATAGTTTCCGGTTTGCCCGGCAGACCGGGCGGAGGGAGCCGGAGAAAAGGCCGCGGCCGCTACTGAAGGCCGTGGAGACGACGATTGACCGGATGGACCTGTACGACAGCCAGGAGGCGACGGTGGTTGGCCAGTACAGCGGGGACGCGCTGGTGGTGCACTCGGAGAGCGATGACTTTGACCTGGATCTGCGGCCCGGGGCGGTCAACTATATGCGGCCGGGGGAGACGGTCGAGTGGCTGCGGGCAGGCAGGGCGGCGATGGAGATCGGGAGCGCCCGGGCCAGGCAGGAAGCGCAGTTCGAGCGGGCGACGTTCCCCCACACGATGTACGGCGCCGACCCCGGGCGGATGATGGCGGGGTACGCGCTCAACCTGCTGAACCAGGCGGGGCTGGTGCGGATCCGGCCGATCATCCGCTGCGTGGAGCAGCTACTGGGCGATCTCCTCGGGCTGGCGCTGCTGGTGGCGGAGAGGCGGCTGGCGCCGCTGATGCCGGAGGGCCGGGTGGAGGTGTACGCGCTGGCGGAGCAGGAGGCGGAGGGCGGCAAGCGGCGGGTCCGGGAGCGGGTGGGGCTGGACGCCCGGGCGCTGGACGGCTACCACGTGGTGGAGGTGGCGCTCAGCGAGGTGCTGCCCTCGGACGAACAGGCCAACCTGGTGCTGGCGCTGCGGGCGAGGCAGGCGGGGCCGGACCGGCGGCCGCTGCTATCCTGGGAAACGGCGGTGGAGCGGTTCAAGCTGGCGGCCAGCCCGAGCGAGGAGCGGATGCGGATCGACCGGGAGCTGGCGTGGAACGACCCGGACGTGGCAGCGCTCCGGCAGGCGGTGCTGGTGGAGACGGTGCGCCGGGAGCTGGTGGAGGAGCTGGACGAGATGGGGATCGACGCCGAGGCGGTGCTGGCGGAGTCCAGGTCCAGGCGGGAGCGGGAGCAGCCGGCTGCGGCGCCGGGCGGCGTCCAGGGGCCGGAGGCGGGGCTGCCGCCGGAGATGCTCGCGGCGGCGATGCAAGGAATGGCGCCTGAGATGGCGCCGGGGATGGCGCCGGGGATGGGGCCG